ATTTGTTTGACAAGGTTCCAGGAACTTCAGCAGGCCAAGTCCAAGCGGGCGGAGCTGCAGATGAGGTTCATGTAGTTGTTGTTGATGAAGACGGTGTAATCACAGGAACATCACATGAAGTTTTAGAAACACATGCGTTCTTATCACTGGCTTCAGATGCAAAAGGTCCTGACGGAAAATCAAACTACTACAAAGATGTAATTGAAAGAGAATCATCATGGGTTTGGTGGTCTGGACACGAATCGACAGTTATAAGTAGTGCCACAGCAAATGTGACACACGCAGCGTCAGTATCAGCTGCATTTTTAAGACCAGCATTACCAATAAACAAATCATTAAGTGGTGGTTCAGATGGAAGAGTCTGCACAGCAGGTCAAAAATATGGTGCATGGGACACACATTTCTCAGATGGTGATACATCAGATATCTCATTCTTAATTTGTGGTTCAACAAGAACAGACAACGGTTCAGTTGGTGAAGGCCAAGATATCGTTGCAGACCATAACACAATAGTAAATCAAGGTATACAACTTGCAGAATCAAGAAAAGACTGCATGTTTATAGCTTCACCTAGAAAGGCATCAATCGTTGATGTTGCATCTGAGTCTTTACAAACATCACAAGTCTTAGCAGACTATGCAAGTGTAACTTCAAGTTCATATGCAGTGTTAGATTCAGGTTGGGTATATCAATATGACAGATTTAATGACAAATACTGCTGGGTTCCAGGAAATGGACATACTGCAGGTATCATGGCAAGGTCTGATTTATTGAGAGACCCTTGGTTCTCACCTGCTGGATTCAGCAGAGGACAATACCTAGGTATTACTAAACTTGCTTACAATCCTAAACAAGCAAGTAGAGACGATTTATATCGTGCAAGAATTAACCCAATAGTAACATTCCCAGGACAGGGAACAGTTCTATTTGGTGATAAAACTGCATTAACTATACCATCTGCATTTGATAGAATCAATGTCAGAAGGCTATTCATTGTATTAGAAAAGGCAATATCACAAGCTGCTCAAGCACAACTCTTTGAATTCAACGATGCATTCACAAGAGCTCAGTTTAGAAGTGCTGTAGAACCTTTCCTAAGAGATGTGAAGAACAGAAGAGGACTAGTAGACTTCTCAGTATTATGTGATGAAACAAATAATACAGATACAGTAATCGATAGAAACGAATTCGTTTGTTCTATCTTTGTAAAACCTGCTCGTTCAATTAACTATATAACATTAAACTTTGTAGCTGCTAGAAGTGGTGTAGAGTTTAGTGAAATCTATTCAGCAGTTTAACAGGAGTATAAAGAATGGCAACAATAGACCAATTTAAAGCGAACTTAATCGGAGGTGGACCAAGAGCCAACCGATTCAAAGTTTTTATTCCTAGAACAGGAAACAAAATCGAATTTCTATGTAAAGCTGCTCAATTGCCAGGTTCATCATTTGGAGAACTGACTGTAAAACACATGGGTAATACATTAAAATTACCTGGTGACAGAGTCTTTGAAAACTGGACAGTAACAATTATCAATGATGTCAACTTCGAAGTCAGAACAGGTCTTGAAGCTCATATGAATGAGATACAAGGTGTTGGAACTGGTGAGGGTTCAACAACTCTTGACTACATGGTAGACAGAGCCTTTGTTGAACAATTAGATAAGTCTGATGCAGTGTTAGCTAGATACGAGTTTTTTAACATGTATCCACAAACAGTTGCACCAATTCAATTAGATTATGACAACGGCGATGCAGTAGAGACATTTGATGCGACATTCTCTTTTTCCCATTGGGAAAGAGTAGTTTAATAAGTGAGATAACACCTAAAATGGTGTTATAAATAATAGTATGGAATTATTCGGGTTTGAAATTACTCGTAAGAAAGACGAGTTAAGAGCAACAGAGGTTGATAAAAAAGCAATCTCTTTTGTGCCTCCTGTCGATGACGATGGCACACCAGTTATACAATCACAACCAGGTGGTTTTATTACAGGTGGTGCATATGGGTCATACATCGACATGGAAGGCGGTATTAAGAATGAGTCAGAACTCATTCGTAGATACCGTGAGATATCCTTAATACCTGAATGTGATTCAGCAATCGAGGATATCGTTAATGAGTGTATCACTTCTGACACTTCGGATAGGATAGTATCACTCGACCTCAGAGATGTTAAGCTCTCTGATAGCATCAAGAACAAGGTGCAAGACGAGTTTTATCACATCCTAAACATAATGAAGTTCAATCAGAACTCTCATGAATTATTCAGAAAATGGTACATCGATGGTAGAGTCTACTTCCATAAGGTCGTGGATTCGAAACGACCTAAGGCAGGTATCGTTGACATCAGGAATATTGACCCTATAAAGATTAAGAAAGTTCGTAATATTGAGAAAGACAGAGACAATAAAACGAATGTTGAAAAGATTACAAAGATGGAAGAGTTCTATCTTTTCAACGATAGAGGTTTTGATAAGAGTGGTTCTGGAGAAGGAAACACTGTTAAAATTGCACCAGAGGCAGTATGTTATACAACTTCTGGTCTATTAGACTACACTAAAAATGTTGTAGTTGGATATCTTCATAAAGCAATGAAGACTGCAAATCAACTATCTATGATAGAAGATGCACTTGTTATCTATAGGATATCAAGAGCACCAGAAAGAAGAATCTTCTACATCGATGTTGGTAACTTGCCAAAGGCAAAAGCAGAACAATACTTATCAGAAGTTATGAACAAGTATAGAAATAAACTTGTTTATAATGCGCAGACAGGTGAAATCAAAGATGATAGAAAACACATGTCTATGATGGAAGATTTTTGGTTACCAAGAAGAGAGGGTGGAAGAGGAACAGAGATATCTACACTCCCAGGTGGTCAGAACTTAGATGATATTGCAGATATAGAATACTTCAAAAAGAAACTATATCGTGCATTAAATGTGCCTATATCTCGTATGGAATCAGATAATGGTTTCAATATGGGTAAGTCATCTGAGATTACGAGAGATGAATTGAAGTTTAATAAATTTACTAATAGACTTCAAAAGAAATTTGCAAGAGTGTTCAACGATGTGTTGAGAACTCAATTGATTTTGAAAGAGATTGTAAGTGCAGAAGAGTTTGATAAAGTTAAAGATTTTATTCAATACGATTGGGCAACAGACAATCACTTTACAGAACTGAAAGATGCAGAGATTATACGAGAAAGAATGGACACACTTTCACAAGTAAGTGAGTATGTCGGTAAATATTACTCAAATGAGTATGTTAGAAAGTATATCCTGAATCAAACAGAAGAGGATATCAAAATCATCGATTCTCAAATAGAGAAAGAGGGTGGTTCTGGTGATAGTGAAAACGAAGATGACTTCGGAGGATTTTAATAAATGAATGATATCGCAAAAGAAATAGTAGACCAAATAGAAGATGGTAAAATGGATAATGCCAAAGAAACTATCTTTAAAGGTTTACACCAAAAGGCTGCTGAGAACATCGACATGAAAAGAGTCGAAACTCAGGTAAATTGGATGGATAAGAAAGAAGAAGAATAATGAAATCATTTCAACAGATGACATTAGAACTAAACGAGGCAAAATCAAAGTTGCCTGTTGGTCATAAACAACTCAAAAATGAAGTTGTATCTGTTGGAAATAAGAATTATGACTTATCTTATTCACAAAAAGGTAATGATGTCTTTGTATTTTTAGAAGGAATGGACACAGGTGATGTATACGAAGACCTCAAAAGTGCAGAAGCACAAATGAAAGACATAAAAGATGTCTTAAAATCTATGGGAGAATCATTTTCCATAGAAGAATTTAAGGAGTTATTCAATGAAACTAATATCTGAATATAACGATTACGCAATATCACCTGTAATCATCGAACAAAACGAAAAAGGTGAGAAAGAATACTACATCGAAGGCGTATTCATGCAATCAGAAATCAAAAATAGAAACGGCAGAGTTTATCCAAAGAACATAATGGAAAAAGAAGTAGGTCGTTATAGAAAAGAATTCATTGAAAAAGACCGTGCATTCGGTGAGTTAGGACATCCAGAGGGTCCAACTATCAATTTAGACAGAGTTTCCCATTTAATTACATCACTAGAAGAAGATGGTGATAATTATATAGGGAGAGCAAAGATTTTAAGCACTCCAAATGGTCAAATCGTAAGAAGTTTGATATCAGATGGTGCTAAATTAGGTGTTTCATCAAGAGGTTTAGGTTCACTTGAATCAAAAGGTGATGCACAATATGTTAAGGGTGACTTTCAGCTGGCAACAGCTGCGGACATCGTAGCAGACCCAAGTGCTCCAGAAGCTTTCGTAGAAGGCATTTATGAAGGAGTTGAGTGGGTAATGGAGAACGGTTTACTCAAAGCAGTTGAACTTGAAGCAATGCAGAAGGAAATTCGCACTGTCCAAGCGTCAAAAATAGAGGAAACCAAATTAAATTTATGGAAAAGGTTCGTTGAGAGTCTATAACATATAAATAAAAAAGTAAACTATAAATAGTTTAATACTCATAACAGGAGAAAAAAATGGCAGAGTTAGAAAATAACCTAGAATCAACAGAAGAAACTGTTGAAACAGTTGCGGAGGCAGGTCAACCTGACGCTAAAGCTGAAAAAGGTGACGCAAAACCTGTTAAGCAAGGTTCATCCGACGAGGAGAAAATCGAATCGGGTAAGGGTGAGGTCGTTAAACCTGAAGAAAATCCTGTTGACAAATCAGTTGCATCAGTTAAAAAGGCTGGTGATGAAACTAAACAAGTTAAAGATGCAGTAAATAAATCTGCACCTGCTCCTGAGAAATCAGAAAAACTTAAAGAAGATGAAGATTCCGATAAAGACGAAGTTAAAATGTCTAAAATGGAATCAATCAAGGCGATTGTCAACAACATGAAGGATATGACCAAAGAGGAACTTCAAAAAACTTTTGGTGAAATGTCAGAAGAAGAAGTTGACGAAACCTTGACTAAAGCAGAAGTCGCTAGAAAAATCGTTGAAATGCTGAAAGCAATGAATGAGGAAGAGGTCCTTAAAATTGCTGAGAAGTATGAAGACGAAGAAGAAGAAGACGATGATGACGATGACGATGACGAAATGGAAGAGTCAGTCGATAATTCAGAGTTAGAATCTTCATTAGTAGAGATAGAAGTTGAAGACGACCTCAATGCAATCTCAGAAGCACTCGAACTATCAGAAGAGAATGCAGAGAAAGCTAGAACAATCTTTAAAGCAGCTGTTCAATCAAAAGTTGCAGAGATTAAAGAGTCTTTAGAATCTCAGTATTCAGACGAATTAAAAACCTCAGTAGAAAAAGTTAAAGGTGACCTTGCGGAAGCAGTTGACAAATATCTTACATATTGTGCAGAAGAGTGGACGAAAGAAAACGAACTTGCAATAGAAAGAGGTTTGAGAGCGGAAATGACTGAAAACTTTATCGAAGGAATGAAAACATTGTTCACAGAACACTATGTTGAAGTACCAGAAGATAAGTATAATGTCATGGACGAACTCGCAAATAGACTCGATGAAATGGAACAAAAACTCGATTCAGAAGTTTCCAAGAATATGGAAGTTTCAGAAGAGTTGGATTCATTGAAGAGAGCAAATGTGGTCAGAGAAGCCTGTGAAGACTTAACTGAATCACAAAAAGAGAAAATGGAATCACTTTCAAACGGAGTAGACTTCAAAGATACAGCAGATTTCTCAGAGAAAGTTGCTGAAATCAAAGAAGCTTATTTTGGAAAAGTTGAGGGTGACAACATTGCAGAAGAAATGACTGTAGAAGAAGGAACAGGTTCTTTCGAAGATGATTCATCATCAGACGAAGTTCTTGACCCAACTATTGCAAGATATTCATCTGCTATAAGTAAACTAAAACCATTAGGTTAATTTAAAGGAAAAATGTAAAAATGTTTTTATCAGAAAATTTACAAGAAAAATGGTCTCCTATACTTGAGCACTCAGATTTACCAAAAATCGAAGACAACTATAAGAGAGCTGTAACCGCAGTTATCCTTGAAAACCAAGAAAAAGCTCTTAACGAAGATAGAGCTACTCTTGAAGAGGCTGCACCTTTAAATGCTACTGGCTCAGCGATTAGTAATTGGGACCCAATCCTAATTTCACTAGTTCGTAGAGCTATGCCAAATCTCGTTGCTTACGACATTTGTGGTGTTCAACCAATGACTGGTCCTACAGGTCTTATCTTTGCTATGAAAGCAAGATATCATGACGATGTAGACGCTACTAGAGATAATATGTCTGAAGCTTTGTTTAACGAAGCTCGTTCAAAATATTCATCAGAAGCTCAAACTACATCTACTTCAGTAGGTTCAGACCCAATTGGTGACCCATTCGACACTTCATCTCCTTCATACGCAGACACTACAGGTTCTGGTATGTCAACTGCTAACGCAGAGAGTTTAGGTGACGCAGCAGGGAATCACTTTGCAGAAATGGCTTTCACAATTGAGAAAGCAACTGTTACTGCGAAATCCAGAGCATTAAAAGCTGAGTATACACTCGAATTAGCACAAGACCTCAAAGCAATCCACGGTCTTGATGCAGAATCAGAATTGGCAAACATCTTATCATCTGAGATTCTTGCTGAAATCAACCGTGAAGTTATCAGAAATGTTAACTTACAAGCAAAAACTGGTGCGGCTGCTACAGCTTCAGCAGGTACTTTCAACTTAGATGTTGATGCTAACGGAAGATGGTCAGTTGAGAAATTCAAAGGTTTGATTTTCCAAATCGAAAGAGAAGCTAATGTTATAGCAAAAGAAACACGAAGAGGTAAAGGTAACTTTATTCTTTGTTCTTCTGATGTTGCATCAGCTCTTTCAATGGCAGGAGTATTAGATTACGCACCTGCTTTATCAACTTCTTTAAATGTTGATGACACAGGCAATACATTTGCTGGTGTTCTTAACGGTAAAGTTAAAGTATACATCGACCCTTATGCAGGCGTTGATTATATGACAGTTGGTTACAGAGGAAGCAATCCTTATGACGCTGGTTTATTCTACTGTCCGTATGTTCCATTACAAATGGTTCGTGCAGTTGGTGAGAATACTTTCCAACCGAAAATTGGTTTCAAAACTAGATACGGAATGGTATCTAACCCATTTGTTGGTGCTACACCATCTGATGGTCTTGCATCTGCAGGTTCAAACCAATACTACAGAAAGATGGCTGTTTCAAACATTCTATAATCTGTATAATCGATTTATCGATATTAAAATCCCCTCCTTTCGAGGGGATTTTTTTTTGGTTCAGATAAACAAAACCCCAATCACTTCTAGCTCTTCAGCAGGTTAATTGGGGTCTCTATTCTAGGAACTTCGCACCTCACTATCGTCATTAGTTCTTGTGCCTGGTTTACCAGAGAGGTTGACGATTCCTCGGTTTCCTAAAAATCTCCGTCTGCAACTTGGACTACATTGAATCCTTTTGCTCTCCACATATCAACGACTTTATTTCTATCATCGAAAATCAAATCAATCTGACCACCAACCGACAAGAACTTGTCTGCCAATTGGGATTTGAACTCAGCATCACATGTGAAGTCTCCATCAGGTCTCAAAAAGACTCCTTGATGGCCATCTCCAATCCATTCAGAGATTTGTTTCTCAGTGATTGCTCTTTCAGATTCATTTCTTGCAGAGAAAAATGCAACATTATCTCCTTGTGCAATAAATCTTTTTGCAATATCACACACCCATTGAACAGGTGTATCATTTACAGTTTCTTTTCTAAAAGAATTCCAGTCATTATTACCATTAACAAAATGTCTTCTATGTTCAACATCTGCAATGGTTCCGTCAACATCAAAGATGATAGTCTTTGGTGGAATTGTTTGAAATCTTTTTGTCATGTTTATATTATACGAAAAAAGCGACCGCTTTGTCAACGCATAAATATAAATAGTTATGTAATGGAGAATACTATGAAACAATATGAAAAGTCAGTTGATGTTTTAGAAGGACCTTGGGAGTCAAAAGCATTTCCAAAAGGTAAAGAAACTACTAAAGGAGTCATCAGCAGAAAGATAACAACACTCTATGAACAAGATGGTTATCTATGTGAAGAGGTGAATTTAAGAGAGTATAGAGGTAATGATTACCATGATACTTCATCAAATAAGAGGATAATCAAACTTGACAACGATTAATAAATCTATTCTAAACAAGAATAACTTTAGATTACTTATAGACAAGATACCAACAGTTGAATACTATGTTCAATCTGTTAATATACCTGGTCTTACATTTAGTGAACTCAGACAAGGTGCTGGTGTTGGGCTAGATGCATATTTTCCAGGTGATAAGATTGAGTTTGGTAAACTATCAGTCAAATTCTTAGTAGATGAAGATTTAGAAAACTTCAAAGAAGTTTATGATTGGATGAATGCAATTATTCCGATACAAGACCCAGCAGATTATACTGCCTATACAGCTACTCAAAAAACACCGACTGGTTTAATGAGTGGTGTTGATAGTGATTTAAATCAGTATTCTGATATTACACTGGTCACAAATACAAATAAAAACATACCAAACAAGTTCTTTAGATTTCATGATTGTTTTCCTACATCATTAGGAGAATTAGAATTAATTTCTGGTTCTGATAGTGAGCCTGTGACTTGTCAAGTAGAGTTTATATTCTCGTATTACGACATAGAATCCAGTTCTTAAAACCCCTTATAAATACTAGTATATTATGATATAATGGTCGTATATGACTTTAGATGAAATTAAATTGATGTGGACAGAAGACTGTATTGTCGATGATATAGAACTCGACAAATCAAGTCTTGATGTGCCAAAACTCCATGCAAAGTATTCAGAACTACTTACTGATACTTTGGTCAAACTCAAACAAGTTCAGTTTCAATACAACCTTATTCTTAAAGATAAATGGTTGTGGTATAATGGTAAGTTAGATAAAGAGACCATAGATAAACACGGTTGGAAAGATGACCCATTTGATGGTATGAGAGTTATGAAAGCAGATATGCATTACTTCTTTAATTCAGATGAAGACTTAACCAAATTAAAAGCAAGAGAAGATTTACTTAAAATACAAATGGACTTTCTCAAAGAGTGTATGCAAAATATTACTTGGAGACACCAAACGATTAAGAATACAATCGATTGGAGAAAGTTTATGGCAGGACAATAATGTTATATCATAACTATCTATATGGATTACCAGCATACTTTACAGACGAAGAGTGTGATACACTTATAGATATTGCAAATCAAACTGAAATAAAAACAGGACAGATAGGTAATCCAATGAATGAAAAAAAGGATGAGGGAACTGAAGACAACAGAATAAGAAGTTCTTCAGTGTGTTGGTTTACACAAGATATGATGCCTGCACATATAGAACAAAAGATACATGATGCTATGTGTTTAGCAAATGAAGATACAGGTTGGAATTTTGATATTGCATATAGACAAGCATATCAATATACAATATATGATGCTCCCGAAACAACTAAAAAAGATAGAGGAGATTTTTATACTTGGCATACAGATGCAGGTCCAGAAAGAGACGATAAGAATATGTTAAGAAAATTAAGTTTTACATTACAGTTATCACATCCAGATGATTATGAGGGTGGTTATTTTCAATGGTTGGAGTCTCAACAAGTATTTGACCGAATGCATGATTCTCCTATAGTAGATGTAACTAACGCTATCAAAACATTACCTTACTCAGTAAAAGACAAGGGTTCAATATTTTTCTTTCCTTCATATGTGCATCATCAGGTCACTCCAGTGACAAGAGGCCAAAGAAAATCCTTTGTTGGCTGGTGTGTAGGTAATAGTTATGTCTAATATAGTAAGAGTTTCTAAAATCGATGAGGTCTTTTTAAAAGTCCATTGTGATGATGGTCTTGCAAGAGACTTATTTGATTTCTTTTCTTTTACAGTTCCAAATGCAAAGTTCATGCCGTCTTATAGAAATAAATTTTGGGATGGTAAAGTTAGACTATTTTCGATTAAAACAAATAAGATTTACATAGGTCTATTACCTTATATTGATGAGTTCTGTAAAGAAAGAGGGTTTGAATTTGAAGGAGTTGAAGAAGTTTTAGGTGTTAAAGAGAGACAACCTGAATTAGATGAATTTGTCAAGGGGCTTGACTTACCGTTTGAACCTCGTGGATATCAATTAGAAGCACTAAAATCCAGTGTTCAATATGGGAGACAGTTATTATTATCTCCAACAGCCTCTGGTAAATCTCTTATTATCTATATGTTGGCAAGATACTACAATAAGAAAACTATTATCATAGTGCCAACTACATCACTTGTAGAACAAATGACAAAAGACTTTATAGATTATGGTTATAAAGAACCAATCTGTAAGATATATCATGGTCAAGAAGTGTTCGATGCACCTATCACGGTTACTACATGGCAGAGTTTTGCAAAAGCACCTAAAGAAGTATTACAATCTTTTGATGTAGTAGTTGGTGATGAAGCACATCTATTTAAAGCAACAACACTTAAAGGTATCTTAGAGAAGATGAAGACTACTGCAATTAGAATAGGAACTACAGGAACTTTAGATGGTACCGAAGTTCATAGATTACAATTAGAGGGTCTTTTTGGTCCTGTTAAGAAAGTAGTATCTTCTGCAGAGTTAATTGAAGATGGCACGATTGCAAAAATCGATATACAAACCATCATACTCCGTCATACTAAACAAAAGAGAATGTCATACCAAGATGAAATGGACTATCTAGTATCACATCAAGGTAGAAATCAATTCATAACAAATCTTGTAGGAAGTTTAAGAGGTAATACTCTAGTGTTGTTTCAGTATGTAGAGAAACATGGCCAAGTTTTATGGGAAATGTTTAATCCAATGGTTAGT